CAAGGGCCTGTTGGCAGTCAAGGTGTGGAGACTTCACCTGTTCCTGTTCCATCACGATGAATACAAGTACTTCAGGAGGAAGAAATGAGTATCGCAGAGGATGAAGCGGAGAGGGTGTACCCGACCCGCTATTGGGATGGAACGCATGTCAAGGAAAAGTTCTACTGCGACACGGACGATTTGCAGGAAGCTTACCTGCGAGGCCGCGAAGCGCCACCGTCTGACGTTGAGGTGGAGGCCGTGGCAAAACGCTTGCTATGGCGAAGCTGCAAGAAGTGGGATGGCATCGAAAGCGATTGTGTGGCGAAGGACGAGGATGACGCATGGGATTATGCCGGTGAGATTCCCGGCTTCCAGGAGGAATATATCAGACAGGCCAAGGAAATGCTCGAAATCGCACGGAAGGCGGTAAGCGAATGAGCAATACGATCAGATACGTGGAATGCGCCCACTGCGGCGAGACCGTCGGCACATATTACGTCACCTGCCCGTACTGCGGATACCGCCTGGTGTCCGCTCAGCAGGCGGTCATGGATGGCTTGGCATGGTGACGCTCGACCCGCCACCGGACTTGGTGGAGATCGCCGAAGCCCTGGACGCGATGGCGAAACCACACGTGGGAAGCGGCTGGGCGAACACCAACTACACCGACCTGCCCTGCACCACGCCACGGCAGGAGGCCATCTGGATGGAATACAACAGCATCACAAGAGGAGAGGACTGAGATGGGCTATTTTCAGATTCCGGTCTCATGGTATCGGGACGAAACAATGCTGAACCTCATGGACAAGAACCCCGCATCCATAGGACTCTACGTGATGATGATTTCTTGGTGCTCCGACAACAGAAGCTACGGGGACATACCGTATACAGTCATCCGGTATGTTCTCGATGGTGAAGACGATGAATTACAGGCGATTATCGACGCGGGTTTCCTAACGAAGACAGACAAGGTTCGTCTTCGAGAACCCGTCTACCACATCAAGAGCTTCAGACGCTTCGACCCACGGTCAAGGGAGCCGATAAGCAAGAAGCTACGCAAGGCGGTATACGAGCGTGACCATTACCGTTGCGTCGAATGTGGAGCCACCGATCATCTGAGCCTTGACCACATCATTCCGTGGAGTCTTGGCGGCGAGGACACCATGGAGAATCTTCAAACCATGTGCCGCTCCTGCAATTCAAGGAAAGGGAACAGGTTAGATGTGGTTCAAGGTGGATGATTCCTTCTACTCGAATCCGAAGACCGCCATGCTGTCGGACGGGGCCACGGCCTTGTGGCTCCGTTCCGGCTCATGGTCGGCGCAACAGCTGACGGACGGATTCATACCCGCTCGCATGGTTCCCATGTTCCGCGGCTCCGACGATTCAGTGCGAGAGCTGTGCGACGCGGGATTATGGGCCTACGACGAGCAGAAGGACGGCTACCAGTTCCACGATTGGAGCGACTACCAGCCTGACGGTGAGGAAGTGGACGCTCTGCGCAAGAAGCGTAGCGAGGCAGGAAAACGTGGAGCCAACCGTCGATGGGGCAAGCCTGAGAATGGCAAAAATGGCAAAACCGATGGCAAATGCCATAGCAAACCTATGGCAAACGCATGGCAAGACGATGGCAAGTCGATGGCAAACGTATGCCCCGTTCCCGTTCCCGTACCCGAAAAGAAAGAGAAAGAAGAATATTCTTCTTCTTTCTCCAAAGAAATCGGCGTAAGCGACTTCGAGCTGGTCAGGGAGAAGGCCCATGCCAATGCCGCCATAATCCGCGACTATCCGAATCTCGACTTGTCGGACGCGTGGAACGCGTTCTTAAGCCGACATTATGGCGAAAACCGCACGATAGCCGACTGGACGCGCCTGTGGAAGGGCTGGTGCCAACGTCGAGCCAGAATGAGCGGCATCCCACCCTCGAAACGCCACATACACACGTGGAAATGCTCTCACGTGCTCGAAGCACTCGGACGCGACGAAGAAACCGCGCAGGCAGACGAAAAGGCCTGCGAATTAGCCGACAAACTCAACAAGGAGAAATCATGAAACACGACAACCCGGAAACCATGTGCAGCTTGGAATGGTTGGAACACGAGCGCCGCAGGGCATGGCAGGAAGGCTACGCGGCCGGATGGAAAGACCAGGAATGCGACTTCCCGCAATATACAAGCGACAACCCGTACAAGGAGACCATCGAATGAAACGCAACCCGTTTGAAATCATCGCCGACAACGTATTGGCCGGTGCCGCCTATACGTCGCAATCATCAGATTCGGCATCGGTCAAGGAGCAGCACATGGACAACGTCAATCACCCAAAGCATTACGAGAACGGCCCGTTCGAATGCATCGAACTGACCCGCCTGCTCAGCTTCGACTGGGGCAACGTGGTCAAATACTGCTACCGCTGGCAGTCGAAGAACGGCGTCGAAGACTTGAGGAAAGCGCTCTGGTACGCGAACGACGCGGTGATACACGGCATACCGCTCTACGCTGACACCAATTTGTCTGGCCTGTGCAATGCATTGTTCGCCGCCCTCGGGGACGCCGATTGGGCGGGGCTTAGAGGCATTTGGTGGGCATTCGCGAACAACGGTACGAAACGGGAAATTCTAACGGTCCTCAAGAACAAGATCAACGAAATCGAAAAAGGAAGGTGAGTGATGGGCGGATTGGACAAGGTTGAGAAAATTCTGATTGGCGTACTGGTGGTATCCCTCGCCGCAGCGCTCTTCCTGATGGGAGTAAGCATCTACTCGTACTGGTATGTGGGCACACACCATGATTACGGCATGAAGACGGTCAAGACCGGCGACGTGACATGGGTCTGCCTCACCGACCACGGCACGACCATCGGCTGCGACACTGTGGAGGAGTACAAGTGAAGAAAATACTCGAAGACATGATCATCAAGTGGCATCAGGCTGGATATTCGCTCGACGAGATCGCGCCGCTCGTGCCGCAAGTCCCGAAAGCGGAAGTCGCCGCGATCATCACACGATACGACAAGGAGAACCGACTTTGACCGACTGCCAGCACTGCCACAAGCCAATGAAACCGATCGCAGCGAATCTACTCTGCGCCAGCTGCCGAGAAAACTACTGGGCGCTCATCAGACAGCTCGGACACGTCCAACTGCCAGCATTAAGCTCCATCATGCTCAAGCAAGCGCACATCGGAGCCACGGGCCACGCGCCAAGCCGAGGCAGCGCGCCAATGCCAATCGACACGAGAGCGCAAGCCCTCATCACCGATTCCGAAGCGTGGCTCGCCGAACAAGCAGGCAAAATCAACGCACGCTACAGCAATCTCCCGTGGGACAAGGCATGGAAGAAGATCACGGCCAACAAACACACCATCCTCGACATGGGCACTGCAGCAGACGACTACGCCGCCCTGGAACACATCGCCAGACGTAACGAACAAGCGTTGACGCCGGAAGACGAGCTCATCATCATCGGCACCTGCCCAAAATGCGACAGCATGCTCACCGGCACGCCAGACGCCGAAACCGTCACCTGCCAACACTGCCGCACCGAATGGGCGGCGCCAGCCATCAAAGCAGCACGAGACGAACGACTGTGGCAAGTGCAAATCACCGGCACGCCGAGCGACGCAGCCAAGGAACTGAAACGCTACGGCCTGACCATCAGCCGCAACCTCATCAGCCAATGGCTCAGACGCGGCAAACTCACCCACGCCACGCCGACAAACACCAAGCGACAGTACAAGTTCAACCTAGGCGAACTCGCCGCCTTGCTTGACTGTCACCGTTGAAATGCTATACTGTCGTATGTTCGTAAAATGGTTCAGCCTGAAAGGGTTGGACCATTATTCATATCCAGCTTCGGTAGCTCAGCGGCAGAGCACGAGAGATAGCACAGATACCAGAGGACGGAACAGACCGGCCATGGCTTCCATGATTCTTTGAATGCCCGTGATAAGAGACAGTGCCCCTCATCGATGTCGTGGGTTCGACTCCCACCAGAAGCACCAAAGGCGGTGAATCAATGCCAGGAAAAGTCCGCAAGACAAGCCGCCAATTCGAAAAAGACAAGGCCGCATTCTTCACACAATGCAAGGCACAGCATGCGGTCTGCTGGTTGTGTGGTATGCCAATCGACTACAACGCAGTCAAGAACACCACAGATGACTCATTCAACCTCGATCACATGTTCCCAGTCAGCAAGCACCCCGAACTCCAATTCGACCCAGCAGGCTTCAAACCATCACACACCAGCTGCAACCGACTAAGAGGCAACAGTGACCCGCCAGCACCAATCGGCGTGCTCTCAAGACAATGGATAACAACAGCATGAGCAAGGAGGCAATGATGCCACAACAGCCAGCCACGCTAGAGCTCACCGCCACAATCAGCGACAAGACATTCCCAATCAGCTCATTCACCGTCAACATCCCAATCAAAATCACCCACAACGAAGTCACCAACTACAAGGTCGGAGACGCATACACCACACTCATCACGCCCAAACCACCAAGCACAGACGAACTCATCACACGCTTCACAAACGCAATCAAAGCATTCAAAACAGCATTCGAAACCAAACCCGACGGGATAGGGGCGGTGAAATCCTGAAAACCAACGAAGACCGACCCACTGCCCGCGTGGTTGCTCTTCCTCTCCCCGATGGCCGAAATTGACCGGGGGTCGCGCGCGCGATTGCAGATTCGAGGTGAAGCATGTCGGTGAAATTTCCGAGTCATAATGTGGCGGAGGCTTTGGAGCGTTCATTGAAGAACGCCGATGGGCTGAAGGCCGTGAATTCCGCAGTGGTCGCGGCCGCCCGCGTATTGGCTGGTCGGATTGACTTCCTGAATGCCACCGGATTCGTTGACGAGAACGGGAAGATCGACAATGTGACTCTGCCGACTTTCTTGAAATACTGCCAGTCTCTCGGATTGACTTTGGACGCTCCAGCGAAGGTCGGGCGTCCGGCTAGGCAGAAGCCCGAAGTCAGGGCTGAGGAAGCGAAGAGCGACAAGGTTATCGCGATGGATGATTTTATGAAGCGTTTCGGCTGAGGAGGTTGCGATGGCGGCTGAGGATCTGGAGGTTTTCGGCGCCATCGACGATGAGCATCATGGCGTGACCTTGCCGCGTATCTTCACGCCGCCGCTCAGGCCGTTGACGAGGGAGACGAGCAATGGTTTCGCGGTGATCGCGTTCGCGGAAATCATGTTGCACGTACATTTGTATCCGTGGCAACAATGGCTGCTCGTCCATGCGCTCGAACTGCTTGAGGACGGTAGTTACCGTTTCCGCAAGGTCATCGTGCTTGTCGCCCGTCAGAATGGCAAGACAACGTTGATGGGCGTTTTGGCCGCATGGTGGCTTTTCGTCGATTCCAACAAGCATCCCGACCGAGTGCCGCCGGTGAAGTTCCTTGTGGTCGGTGCCGCGCAGACGTTGGACAATGCGAAAGGTCCTTACAATCAGGTCAAGGAGTGGTGCAATCCTCAGCCTTCGACCGATGAGGAAGCGGATCTGGTGATTCCGGATCTCGCTGCGATGACGCAGAAATTCGTCAACACTAACGGCGAGGAGGCGATCATCACCCGCTCGAAGGCGCGGTATATCGTCCGTGCCGACAAGAACATTCGAGCAAAATCAGCTGCCCGTGTCGTGTTCGACGAGCTGCGTGAGCAGCATACGGACGATGGCTGGAATGCCGTGTCGCAGACCACGAAGGCAGTCTGGTCGAGCCAATTATGGGGCATTTCCAACGCTGGCGATTATAGGTCTGTGGCGTTGCGCAAGCAGGTGGACAAGGGCCGCAAGCTTGTTGACGAGTGGACGCGTCTGAGCGCCGACGGTGGCAATCCGGCCGACGTGTTCCTGTCCGGCGAGCAGGACGGCTCTTTCGGATATTTCGAGTGGTCTGCGCCTGACAAGTGTCCGGTGGATGACGCCGACGCTATTCGCCAGGCGAATCCGTCGCTTGGCTACGGGCCGATGACCGTCATGTCGGTTCGGTCCGATATTGACGGCATGACCGAGGCGGCGTTCCGCACCGAGGTTCTGTGCCAGTGGGTCACGGCTGACATCATTCCTTTCATCAGCCCGAAAATGTGGGCCAGCGGCATCGACTCGCGTTCCACGATACCGGACGGCAATCGCGTCGTACTGTCCGTGGACACGTCGGCTGACCGTAAGACCACGTATGTGGCCGCTGCCGGCATTCGTGCGGACGGGTTGCCTCATGTTGAGCTGATCGCTCGCCGTGACGGCATGCTGTGGGTGCCGCATTATCTTGACCTGCTCCAGGAGCGTTGGCCGCACATCACGGAGATCGCCGTGCAGGGCAAGGGATGTCCGGCCGTGGACTTCATCGACCCGCTCACCGAAAAAGGGTGGACGGTGCATCTCATCGAAGGCTTCCGTCTGGGCGCGTGCTGCGGTCGTTTCCATGACCGTGTGCGTGAGGGGAAGCTGCGGCATCTTCCGCAGCCTGCCATCGAACAGCAGGTGAGTGTGGCCGTGTCCCGTAGGCTCGGCGAGGTCGAGGTGTGGGACAGGACAAAATCAGCATTGCAGATTTCCGGCTTGGTTGCCGAATCGCAGGCGCTATATGCCTTGGAGACCATGCAAGTCGAAGCGGAGACACCGAAATATGCGCCGAGCGTGACTCATTTCGCAGTCGTATGACCCAGTGAGGAGGTTTCATGGGGTTCTTTTCCAGATGGCTCAAGAAAAGCCCGGTATCCGTGGCCCAGAAGTTCTCCGAATCGCCAGTCAACATTTCGCAGGTCACGCAGCTGCCGATCGATTGGTTCGGCGCCGGAGTCTACGAGCGAGAGGCGGCGGTGCGCACCGTCATCGACCATATCGCGCGGAATATCGCCAGCATGCCGTTCAAGGTCTACACGCGCCAGCCTGACGGTGACCGTGCGGAGGACACGACAAGCCCTTTGGCGCAGTTGATGGCAAAGCCGAGCGTTCTTCCTGGCATGACACGCTACCGATTCTTCTACTCGCTGCTCTGCGATGGCCTGCTCAATGACCGTTGGCTGTGCCTGCTCGATGCCGACAAGCAGTCCGGCCGACTGTGGTTGCGGCGGATCCCGGTGCAGAATTTCACGCTTTCCGGCAATACTCTTGACGAGATCACCGGGGTGCAGATCAGCACCGGACAGCCGGAAGGAAGCCGGTATTTCAAACTGCCAGACCCGCAGATTCTGCTGGATGTGGGCTATAGCACGTCCGGCATCGGCGGCTCTCCTGTGTCCGGCACTCTCGCACCGCTTTTGGCGGAGGCACGTGAGATGGCCGAATATCGACGTGCGATAGCGAAGAACGGCGGCCAGATTCCAGCGTACATCTCCCGTCCGAAGGAGATGCCGTGGCCGTCGCAGGAGGCGCAGGACGAATTCGTGCAGGGCATGCGCAATTACAAGTCCGGCGGGAATCTTGCCGGTGGCTGGCCGCTGCTCAACGACGGCATGGAAATCAAGACCGTGGACGCGTTCAAACCGATCGACATGCAGGACATCGACGCGAGGGACAGGATTCGCATCGACGTGGCCAACGCATTCCACATCGCGCCAGAAAATCTAGGCTTCCGCAGCGGCACGAATTCCAACATCGGAGCCTTCAAGGAGCAGATGTGGAACGTGGAGTTGATGCCGTACATCGTGGCTTTCGAACAGTCGCTCAATTTGCTGCTGCCAGACGCGCTCGGCCAGCCTGACGCCTACATTGAAGCGAACGTTGACGCCAAGCTGCGCGGAACGTTCTCCGAACAGTATCAGGCGCTCAGCACGGCCACGGGGCGTAGTTTCATGACCACGAACGAGGCACGGCGCATCCTCAACTATCCGAAGCTTGATGGTGGCGACGAATTGGTGACGCCACTGAACGTGGCGACCGGCGGACAGCCAAGCCCGCAGGACGGTGGCAGGACGCAGAACGCGCAACAGAACAATCCAGTGAACGGAGAAGGACAGTGAATCTCAAACAGCTCAGATTCAACGTGAAATCCTTGGACGATTCCGCAGGCGAAGGCGTCTTCAGCGGCTACGCCAGCACTTTCGGCAACAAGGACCTGCAGGGCGACGTGATCGCCAAGGGCGCTTTCGCGGAGACCTTGGAGAAGGACTACGCCGGCGGAGCCGGCATCCCGATCCATTGGAACCATCAGGACGGCAAGCCGACCGACATCATCGGACGCACCTTGAGTGCCGTCGAGGACGAGAAGGGCCTGCTCATCTCGGCACAGCTTGATATCGAGGATAATCCGACCGCACAGCAGGCTTACGACCTGCTCAAGGATGGCAGGGTTCATCAGATGAGCATCGGCTTCGTGCCGACGAAGACCGCTTGGATCACGGAAAAGGGCGACGGCCCGTGGGGTGGCCATTCCGAATTCCAGCAGATCAAGCTTTTCGAGATCAGCGTGGTGCCGGTGGCCGCGAACCAGCAGGCCGAGATTCTGGCCGTGAAGTCAGGTCGCGCCATCAGCTCCGCCAATGAGGAGAAGCTTCGTGCCGCATTGGCGTCGCTGAACGAGGTGTTGGAAGGCATTGATTCCGACAATTCCAGCGCTTCCGACGAAGATAAGCCGGATGATTCCAAGACCGGCGAGAAAAAGGATGATAAGAAGCTTGCCCCTGATAAGGGTAGGGACGCGGAGGCCGAGAAGGCCGAGCGTCTGAATGTAATCAAATCCGCCCGTGAACTGGTCACTGGCGGCAAGGACAACAAGGAGACCAAATGAGTTTCAATGATCGTCTCGCCAAGACCAAGGCCGCCATCGAAGCGGTGCTGGCCAAGGGCGAGGATAATCTCGACGCTTCCGACATCGAGAAGCTGAAGGGGCTGAACGCCGAGGCGCACGAATTGCAGGATTCCATCGAAACGTTGGATGCGGTGCATAAGCGTTTCGCGGGATTGACCGACAATCTGGCGGACACCCAGAAAAGCGGAGCCGCATCCGGCGAGTCTCTTGGCGATTTCGTCGTGAAGAACATCGGCGAACAGCTGGCGAAGATAAAGGGAGTTTCGGGAGCGTCAATCGCAGCACCGGAATGGGTTCCGCGCCGCAAGGCCAACACTGACACGCAGGTTACCGGCGGACCGTCCGGCGTGTACGGCTCCCTGTTGACCTACGTGGACCCGAATTTCGTCCAGGCTTACCGTCGTCCGACCATCACAAACCTGTTCGGTATCGGCGCTATCAGCGGACAGGCCATCACCTACTACGTGGAAGGCGAAAAGGAAGGCGATTTCGGCACCGTCGGCGAAGGCGAGAAATTCAGCCAGATCCATTACGCCGACGCGACAGAGTACACCGACGCTTTGTCCACAATCGCTGGATTCATCAAGGAATCCAACGACATGGTCACCGACCTCGAATTCCTGAAGTCCGACATCGATGGACGCCTGCTCTACGATCTGAGCATCGCCGAGGAGAAGCAGCTGCTCAACGGCGACGGCACCGGCAAGAACATCAAGGGCCTGCTGAATCGTGAAGGAATCCAGTCATACACCGCTACAGACGCCGGCAATGACGTTGCCGTCCTGCACGCGCAGTCGATGATCTCCACCACGACCGGCATGATGCCGGATGCCCTTGTCATCAATCCGACAGACTATGAGGCCATTCGATTGAAGAAGGACAATGATGGCAATTTCATCGGCGGTGGACCGTTCTATGGCGTGAATGGTGGCGCGCTGACCATCACTCCGCGCCTCTGGGGTCTGGACACCGTGGTGACTCCCGCTGTCGACGTCGGCACAGCCATCGTCGGCTCCTTTAAGGGTGCTGCCACCTTCTATCGCAAGGGCGGTGTGACGGTTGAGGTCACCAATTCCAATGACACCGACTTCATCTCCGATCTGGTGACCATCCGCGCCAAGGAGCGTGTGGCTTTGGCCGTGCGCAAGCCGAAGGCTTTCGTCAAGCTGACCCTTAAGTAAGGAGACGTGATATGGCTCGACAGTTTCGAGTGATTCCAGCCTCGGCGGCGAAACTTGACCCGAATGCCAACGTGGCCGATGTGGTCTTCGTCGGGGCCAACGGCAAGCCGACCGATATTGGCAGCGCTGCAGTGAAGCCTGCAACGCATGTGGCTTTGGCCGCCGGCGACACGCCAACCAAGAGCGAATTCGACGCCCTGGTCAATTCTCTGATTGCGGCTGGCCTGATGGCCGCAGAGTAAGCGTGGAGGTCGGCATGAGTGATGTGAATGTGATTCCTGACATGATTGCCGACCCTTCGGCTTTCGAGGATGATGCCGCCTTCCGGCTCAGGGCCGCGCAGGCGGCCATCCGCCGTGAATGCGGTTGGCATGTCATGCCGAACGCGGCATTGACAGGAGTGCTGAACAGTCGTGGCGGCACGGTGATTCGACTGCCGGCACGTCATGTGACGAGCATCGAATCCTTGACAGACCGCGACGGCAACAAGCTGGCTTATGCCTATGACCCTGAGACGGGTCTTGTGGAGTCGCTTTCCGGTGGCTTCCCGGTCGGAGTTGCGGCCATCCGCTACGCGATCCATGCCGGATATGATGATGCGCCGGACGTGCAGCAGGTGCTCATCAGTGCCGCGAAACGGGCGGGCATGAGTCCGATCGGGCTCGTCACCTCGCAGTCCACGAATGGCTCCAGCGCGAGTTTTGACGTGGTGTCGCTCATGCAGGACGAAAAAGACAAGCTCAAACCCTACCGGCTTGGAGGATTGCCATGAGCCTGCTTGACGATCTGAATGCCGGTGGCGGATGGCGTATGCCGGGCGCCACCAAATGGCGTCGACTGCGTGCCAAACGCAAGACCAACCCGTACAATCCGGCGCAGAACGAGCCAGACTGGAGCGTGCCTCCGGACGAGCTCGCCATCATGGGCGCCCTCGCCTCCAGCTCCAGCATGCGCACGCCTGACACGCTCGACACTCAGACCGCATCCACGGCGTACCTCACCATCCCGGATCCGACAGCCGACATCAGAATCGGTGATCGGATCCGCGCAGACCCCGACGACGGGCGCTTGTGGGAAGTCGACGGATTCCCCTCGAAGGATGTGAACGCGTTCACGGGGTGGCGTCCGACCTTGGAATGCCGTCTGACGGAAAGAAAGGGCTGACAATGGCGAAAAGCAGGATATCGGTCGACTTCAACCCGAAATTCTTCGACGGGATTCTCAACAGCGCGGGAGTCAAGGCGCTTACCACGCTGGCTGCGGACAGGGCACTCGCCTACGCGAAGGCGTCCGCTCCAGTCGATACCGGCGCGTACCGCGACGGCCTTGGAATCGAGGAGGTTAAAAGGGAGCACCGAACGACCGTCATGGTCGTCGGCCACGACTCTAAGACCCTGCTCGTGGAGGCGCAGACCGGCAATCTGGCCAAGGCGTTGAGGAAGGCGAGGGTCTGATGGCAAGCGTCATTCCACCAGACCTTGAGCTGTTCCTTACCGGATGGCTGCGCTCCAACATCACGGACGTCGCGGGCCTGCAGGTCGGAAACCGCATTCCGGATGGTTACGACGGTTCCTATCCGCTCGTGGTCGTGCGTGATGACGGCGGCACGCAATCCGCCGACCGTGTGACGTTCGACAGGTCGATAGGCGTCAACGTGCTCGGATGGACGCGCAACGATACGAAACCATGCCGTGATCTGGCGGCCCGCGTGTACGGGCTGCTGACCGGCGAGCCCGGCATCCTCATCGGATTCGCCGAAGGCAGCCGCATCTGCGCCGTCGTGTCTGACGGATGCAACGGCCCGTACCCGGTCGGCGAGGACGCGGCATGGTGCCGCTACTACATGACCGTCGAATATTCGACGGCCGGAATCAGACAACCATAGAAAGGAAACGCCATGGCCAAAGACAGTCAGGGCATGGATCTGGGACAGGTGGAGGCGCTCGTCACCGCCGCCATCATGATCGTCCCGTACTCCACCGAAAACAAAATCACGCCGGAAATGATCGCATCAAGCAAGGCAACGCCGGAACTTCCGGCCGCCTACAATCGGTCGACCGCATGCATCGGACTCGTCAAGTCCGACGGCGGCAATCAGGATTCGCGCGACGGCGACGACCCGCTGGAGTTTTTGCAGGACGGTTACAAGAAGCTGCCGTTGGCGACCAGCCTCACGCAGACGTTCAGCCCGGCCGAAAACAACGCGCTGACCCGCAAGATCACCATCGGCGAGCCGGACGCGCAGGGCGTCTACCACGTGGCCGACATCATCCAGGACGCGAAATGGATGGTGTACGAAGAGGAGACGTTCGACACCGGGCGCGTCCACCGTCGTGCCGGCGTCATGCAGGTCACCGGCAACGAGCCGGACCAGCAGGAGCGTGGCTCGGTCACCGGCCGCGCGCTCACCGTCGAATGGATGAAGGATCCGCTGTATGTGGATGCGGAGCATCCGAACACCCGCTGGATCGAAAGCTGGTACGACCCAAAAGCGTGACGGCGGTGGCCGTGACCTCGGCTGACGGCAACACGAAGCCGTCGGTCGTCCAAGGCGCGAAGCTCGCGCTCAAGGCCGTCGCCACACATGTGGACAAGACCACCGTGGACGTGACCGGACAGGCCACGTTCACATCCAAGGATGCAGGCGTGGCGACCGTCGAGGGAGGCACGCTAACCGCCGTCAAGGCCGGAAGCGCGAGGCTCAACGCCACATATGACGGCGTGACCTCACCAGATCTGACGGTCACCGTCACCACACGCGCCGCCTGACCGGCGGACGAAAATCTTCCCGGACCGCCCATCTCGCCTGTCTGCGCGGTCCGGGACTTCTTTTTTCACGGCAGGCAGGCGAAAAGCAGATAGGACAAGACAATGACTTCAACTTCCACCGACTTCAAGCCGACCGTCGAGGATTTCGACCAGTGGACGGAGAAAAACGATGAGGAGGCGTTCGCCTCCATTGCGCAGAACTACAAGGTGCGCCACATCATCAAGGGCGATGTTTATTGGGCGCTCGTGCCCGGCGGACGCACGTACAAGCTTCCACTGTCGATGAGCATCGACGATTTCACCAAACTGTCGAACACGTCCGACGATACGGAGAGCGTCGAACAGCTCAAACGCATTCTAAGCGCCTTCGCTGGCGACAAACAGGCGAAAGCGCTGAACGGCGAACCGGTGCAGGTGGTGTTCAACCTCCTGTCCGACTACGGCGACGCGGTAGTGCGCGCGCAGGGAGCCTCATTGGGAAAATCCAATGGTTCGCCCGCCAGCTCGCCGAACACGGGAGTGTGATCCGAGCCGATTTCACGGCACGTGGCTGGAGCCTGCAAACCGACCTTGGCGGCAGGCTCCGCTACGGCGACGCGATAGCGCTGCTCGAACAGCTCATTGGAGACCCGTCAACCTACACAGGCGCGGAGCTCAACGGCCTGGACTATCCGGCCCGTTGGGGCGAGATGCCGGTCATCTACGCGCTGGGCGGCGAAGAGTATCCGAAACCTTTCGATTCGCTTGCGAAACGATTGCGGGCCGAACGGGAGAAGGCCAAGCGTGAGCGGCTGCGCGAACAGACCAAGGGCATGAGCCCGGCATTCCGGACGCTCTACGAGGACTGATTTGGATAAAAACTGAATAGTGGAGGTGCCGCATGGCGTTCGGCAGCGAACTTGGTTCCGCGCATATCAGCGTGTTCCCGTCGATGAAGGGTTTCCGCAGCACGGTCAACAAGGAGGTCGGCGCGAGCGGCAAGGCCGCGTCGAAGACCTTCGATTCGAGCATGAACGGCGGCAAAAGCGGCGGACTGTTCGGACGCGCGTTCAAAAACGGGTTCAAACAGTCGGCGAACGCGTTCGGCGCGGACGTGCTGAAATCCTATGAGCGTGACGTGGCGAAATCCACGGCCGCATACCGTCAGTCCATGCTCCAGCAGAAGGCCGCGGCGAATCAGGTGCGTGCCGCCGAGGAAAGCGTCGCCAATGCCGTCGCCAAGCACGGCGAGGGCAGCACGCAGGCCGAGGCCGCGACCATCAGACTCGAACAGGCGCGGCTGAAGCTGTCCACCATGACCGACCGGGCGACGCAGGCCGAGAACCGGTTGAAGGATGCGCAGAAGGCGCTCAAGGACGCGCAGGACAATCTCGCTTCCAGCAGTGGTTCGCTTGGATCGGCGTTCAAGAATCTTGGTTCGGCGATAATCCAGCCGGTCTCCGGCGCGTTCGGACGGGTCAAAAACGCGGCAACGTCGGCGTTCTCCGGCATCGCCACGAAAGCCCGCGACGGCATGAGCGCTGCCGGCGCTGCCATGCAATCCACCGCGTCACGTCTTACCGCGCCATTGTCTGCGAAGTTCTCCGCGATGAGCTCGGCCATCGCGGCAAGGATCCCAGCGCCTTTCAAAAACGTCAGCAATGCCATCGGCGGCTATCTCGGCAACGTCGGCGGCGCGGTCGGCGGCGTACTGTCGCAGATTCCCGGAGCCGCCGGCAGTGTCGCGTCTGCGATAGGCTCCAAGCTCAAAAGCGGAGCCGACACCGCATGGAATGCGATCAGCTCCATGTCTGGCAAGGCCGTCGGCGCGTTGAAGGGTGTTGCCACTGTCGGACTTGCAGGCGTTGGCACCGCCGTCGCGGCTTTGGCAGGCGTCGGCAAGAGCGCTCTCGACGCATACGCGACCTACGAGCAGGCCGTCGGCGGCGTCGACACGCTGTTCAAGGACGCTTCCGGCACCGTGCAGAAGTATGCGGCGGAAGCGTACAAGAACGCCGGCGTAAGCGCCAACGAGTACATGACGCAGGTCACGAGCTTTTCCGCCTCGCTGATCAGCTCGCTCGGAGGCGACACCGCAAAGGCCGCGGAACTCGGCAACACCGCCATGATCGACATGTCGGACAACGCCAACAAGATGGGCACCGACATCGAGTCCATCCAACAGACCTACCAGAGTCTGGCGCGCGGCAACTACGCCATGCTCGACAATCTAAAGCTCGGCTACGGCGGCACGAAATCCGAGATGGAGCGTCTGATCCAGGACGCGAACAAGGTCAAGCAGGCCAACGGTGAGATGGGCGACCTGTCCATCGACAAGTTTTCCGACGTGGTGCAGGCCATCCACATCATGCAGGAGCAGATGGGCATCAGCGGCACCACCGCCAAGGAGGCCGCGACAACCATCGAGGGCTCTGTAGGCATGATGAAGGCCGCATGGCAGAACTGGCTGGCGGAACTCGGCAAGGACAATGCCGACATCAAAGGATTGACCACCCAGCTGGTCGACTCGATCGGCACGGTCATCCAGAACGTGGGTCCGCGCATCGCGCAGATCATCACCGGCATCACCGCCGCACTGCCACAACTGTTCTCATCTTTGGGCAGCACGCTGCCGGCACTGGTCATGCAGATACTGCCGCCAGTGCTCGGAGCGTTGGGACAGCTCGGCACGATGCTGCTGACCAGCGCGACCACGTGGATCACGACGAGCCTGCCGCAACTGCTCGCCCAGTTCCAATCGTGGGTCACGTCGAGCCTGCCGTCGTTCCTGCAAACCGGATTGACGATGATAACGAACCTCTTGCAGGGCATCGTGCAGGCATTGCCTCAGATCGCGTCCACGGCTGTCATCGTGCTGACGACGCTGCTGGACGGATTGTCGGCCCAATTGCCGCAGCTTATCCCCATCGGCATCAACGCCGTCCTCAACCTCGTGCAAGGCATCCTCAACAACCTGCCGCAGATCATCGACAGTGGTTTGAAGCTTATCCTCGGACTGGCTCAGGGCCTCATCAACGCCATGCCGGACTTGGTAGGCAAGGCTCCGATCCTTATCGGCCAGCTTGTCGGTGGCATCATCAATCGTCTCCCGCAGATTCTGCAGGCTGGCGTACAGCTGCTCGTCGCACTGGCCAATGGCTTCGTAGCGTCGGTGCCGAGGCTTATCGGCTCAATTCCAGGCATGGTCGGCCAGATCATGCGCGGTTTCACATCTGTTAACTGGGGTAGCGTCGGCCTGAATATCATCACGGGTATTGTGTCCGGCATCGCTGGCGCGGCAGGCAGGCTCGTGTCTGCCGCTGTCAACGCGGCAGACAACGCGTTGAATTGGGTGAAACGCAGGCTTGGCATCCATTCTCCGTCGCGAGTGTTCCGCGATCAGGTCGGTGAGATGATCGGCGAGGGCATGGCGGTCGGAATCGACGAGAGCGCTTCGAAGGTGAGGAAGGCGGCCGGACGATTGACTGGCATCCTGCCTTCGCAGGACGCCTCGTATTCCGTCGGCGTCGCCAACGCCTCGCGTGGCGTTAACGCTGCCTCCTACGGCAATGGTGGGAGCGTGACGAACATCACGCAGACGTTCAACTATCCGGCGATCGCGCCGACGAGCATTTCCACGCAGCAGAAGCTGCAGACAGCGGCCATGCCGCAATGGTAATCGGGAGGAATCCGAATGAAGGTCAGCTATTCGCTCAACGGCCAGCCGCTCGACTCCGAGCGGATGCGCGTCATCGTCGGCACTACGCATTACACGTCGCTGTCGCCGATCGTTGACACGGTGCAGGTGAGCGGACGCAGCGGCGTCATCGTAGGCTCCTCGGTTCCGGTGCTGGATGCGCCGGAGCTGACAATCAAGGTCGCGGCGTGGGGTGCGGATTCCGATGCGCTGATCTCGCGTTTCCGTGCCATGTGCCTGTCTGCCGCGAAGCTCACGCTCGGCAGGGTGGAGACCACGGAGGACGGCAGGTCGCGCAGCATGGTCACTCGCGTCGTGTGCACGTCCTGCGAGCCGGACGATGATGAGAGGCCGTCCAGTGACCTGCGCGTCATGACCGCAGTTTTCCAATTGCCTGACGTGTTTTGGCGTGGCGTGCAGTGGCAGGAGGCGACGTTGGCCGCGTCGGGCGGCAGGCTGCTGCCGGGCGGGGTCTCCAAGCCGAGTAGCAAGGGGTATTGGACGCGCTGGCAGGGATTGCCTAACGCCAGTCCGTCCGAGCTTTTCGACATCATGCCGGACGGCTGGCTGTCCAATGCGCCAATCGGCATACTGGTCTTGCGTTTCGGCGCAGTCACTGGTGTGACCATCAGTGACCCGGTGAGTGGCACGAATCTGCTGTGGGGTGGCAAACGCGACGCCTCACGACCTTACCTTTTCGTCGATACAGCCAATCGCAAGGCGTGGACGGCGGCCAACGCAGACGCTTGGTCGGGTGGCGTGGATGCGTCGAATGGCATCGACTGGACTACGGAGCCACTGCAAGTGTGGCCCGCGATCGATTCTGGCGATTATCGCATCGCAATCAAACAGACCGGCAGCGCCGACAAGGTGACCTGCCGGTTTTTGCAATCCTGGGAGTGATTCATGGCAAAGACTTTGCACGCTCGACTCGTGGCCTATCGGCCTTTCGGTGACCGAATTGGTGTGCTGGCGGAGCCGGTGAGCTTCAGCGCGTCCATGCTCCACAATGATGACGGCGCGCTTTCCCTCGAATACTCCCTGCTGTCCGGTGACGCTCAGGCTTTCGACCGTGAGCTGACGGACGGCCTCGAAGTGGCAGTGGAGGTGTCGGACGGCAGCGGCTATCGTGAGCCGGACAATGCGCGTTTCGTCATCACCGGACGCTCCGGCAAGACGGATGACCGCACCAAGACCATCACTTATTCCGGTCAGTCGATTGGCTGGCTGCTGTCCAAGGCCGAAAACAATGATTCGTCGCACCTCATCGCCGATGGCGATAACAAGGGTAAGCGGCCATTCTACAGCTCCAATCCGGGCACGATTCTCAAGACCTTGCTGGACGAAAACCGGGCGCGTGGTGGCGTGGCCACCGGCCTGACCTTGGGCTTCGACACGGCCAAGGACTCTGCCGGCAGTAATTGGGCAAAAAAGTACACTCTGTACTATTCGCTCGGCACCGATTTGCAGACCATCCTGAGTGCTCTTGTCAATGGTGGCGGCTGCGACTGGCGCACGTCCGGCAGGACGCTCAAGCTGTGGAATGCCGACAGCACCGCCTTGAGCCGCGACCTGAGCAAGAGCGTCGTGCTCCAGCTTGCACGTGACATCAGCGAAGCACCCTTCGAGGAGTCCATCGCTGACCTCGCGTCCACCATCCTCGTCGAGGGAGACAATAACCTCCTCTTCCGCATGGATAATCCGGCCGCGCCGACACCGTGGGGCAAGTGGGAATCCTATTCGTCGCAGGGCGGCGTGTCCGACAAGGACACCGCCCAGGCATTCATGCAGAGCACTTTGGATGATGCGGCTCGTGTGCGTGGTCAGTACACGCGCGACCTCATCACATCCGGCGTAGATAATCTTCCGCTCATCGACTATCATGCGGGCGATTGGATTACCGCCCCTACCGTGGCTCACGGCGAGAAGGTGCGCGTGCAGGAAATCGACCTGTCCATGCGCCAGAATGAGGGTTTAAGCGCCTCCATCGCCCTGAATGATATTAAGTATGACGCTTCGGTGCGTCAGGCGAAGAAGATAAAGGGCATTACCGGTGGCGCGGCATTGGCTGGCAGTGAGAGCGGAACCACTGTCTCCACTGACCATGACCATCGCGTGCCGAAAGCGCCGCTCGGCCTTGTGGTGCAAACTGATGCGTATATCGGCAGCGACGGTTTCGCCCACGGCTTGGCCACCGCCATGTGGTCCGCAGTGACCGAAGCGACGAATAACACCGCCATCGAAATCAGCAATTACGCCATTGAGTGGCGCAAGCACGAGGATGGCGCGCCCTGGCATTCCGCCGGCACCACCGACAAGACGCAGCTTGGCTTCGGAGGCTTGGATTGCGGCACGCAAATCGAGGTGCGCGTCAGGGCTGTTCCGACGTATTCTGACAAGCTTGGCGAGTGGTCGGAAGTCTTCGTGGCCACCGTGGAGTCGGATACGACGCCCTGCTCCGTGCCGTCAAAGCCGGTATTGTCGTCCGAGCTTGGCGTGGTGACCGTCCACTGGGACGGCAGGACAGCAGCCGGCACGTCGATGGAATCGGACTTCGATCATATTGAGGTCGGCGAGGGCGTCAATGCGGCCGGCATGACCGTCATCAGCGCCACCCAGTCCGGCCCGGGCGATTATCTTATTACCGGCCTGAAAGCAGGTTCAGAGCACTCCTACGCCTTGCGTTCCGTCGATCATGCGGGCAACCGTTCCGACTGGTCGGCAGTCGCCACTGTCACCGTTGCTTCCGCTGTCTCGCCTGAAGAGGTCAAACGAATCCAGCAGGATTTGGCTGACAACAAGACGGCTTTGCAGGATAATGCGGCGAAGCTGACGCAGGCGCAGAAGGACATTGCGGCGAATCAGCAGGCGCAGGCCGCCACGTCGAAAGAGCTTGAAGCTGCGAAGTCTGACATCAAGGCGAACCAGTTGGCCATCGGCACGGCCAACGCCACGTTGATGGACAATGCCGCGAAGCTGACGCAGGCGCAGAAGGACATTCAGGCGAATAAGACCGGCCTTGATACGGCGAATCAGACGCTCTCGCAGGCCAAGGCCGATCTGTCTCAGGCGCGGAAGGACATCGCGCAGACGAAATCCGACCTGACCACGGCGAACGGCGAGATTTCGAAGGCGAAGGAGTCGGCGGCGCAGGCGTATGCCGAAGCCCACTCGAAGAACCATACGTTCCGTGGGCCTGACATGCCGGACGCCTCCAAAGGGCTGATCGTCGGCGACCTGTGGCTCAAGACGCAGAAATATTGGACGAGGTGGAAAGGCGAGAAAAACAACTCACCGAGCCTCTTGGCTGACTTCTACACCTACTGGCAGGGCGAAGCCAATAATTCTCCTTCCGTGCTCGTGCCGCTGTCGGATCGTGTGATTGACACGCTTGTCTGGGATGGTGCCGCTTGGAACCACATGGGCTATGCCGACGTGGAGCGCAATGCCGACGAAATCGCTCAGGCGAAGTCGGATATCGCGGATAATGCGGCTAAGACCACCGACGCGAAGAAGGCTGCTGAGAATGCCGCTGCCGCCGCGAAGAACGCGCAGGGCACGGCTGACACGGCCACTGGTGCGGCGAAGACCGCGCAGGATACCGCCAATGCGGCCAACGCTGCCGCGAAGAGTGCGACCACCACCGCAGGCCAGGCCAAGGATGCCGCCAATGCCGCCCAGACCGCCGCCGAAAGCGCCAAGAAGACAGCCGGCAATGCGGAGACACTGGCTAACACCGCCAATGAGTCCGCAAAGTCCGCCAAGTCCGACGCGGCTTCCGCCAAGACGGACGCTTCCACCGCGAAGACGGACGCGGCCAATGCCAAGACCACTGCCGCGAATGCGTCCAGTGTGGCGACCCAAGCCAAGGCCACGGCTGACAGTGCGGCACAGTCCGCCACCGATGCGGCCAATGCCGCGCAGAAGGCCAATACCGCAGCAGCTGCCGCCGCTGGCGTGGCCAATGGCAAGGCCGACGTGCTCATCCAGAGCACGGCACCGGCCACGTCGATGCGCAAGGCTTCGACCTTGTGGATTGACACGACTGGAGGCGCGAACACGCCGAAACGGTGGAACGGGTCGGCTTGGGCGGCGGTGACCGACAAGGCCGCGACCGATGCCGCCAACGCAGCAGTCAAGGCGCATGCCGCCGCGCAGACGGCACAATCAACCGCCGACAAGGCTCAGACCGCCGCCGCCAACGCCGCGTCACAGGCGAATCAGGCGCAGGCCGCAGCCAAGAAGGCGCAGACAACCGCCGACGGCAAGAACCTCATCTACCGTGGCCCCGACGAGCCGAATCATGACGGTTTGAAGCCGGGCGACATGTGGTGGCGCACGCAAAAGTATTGGACGAGGTGGAAAGGCGAGAAGAACAATTCGCCGTCCATGCTGGCCGACTTCTACACCTACTGGCAGGGAACGCCGAACGCTTCACCAAGCGTCTTGGTGCCGCTCGCTGATCGCGTGGTGGAAGTCCTGACATGGGACGGTACGAGATTCGAGCCATTCGACCTCGTGGCGAACAACATCCTCGCTGCTGGCACGGTGGCCGCGAAGCATCTCGCCGTGGATTCCGTGACCGCCGAGAAGGTCAAGGCCAATGCCATCACGGTGGACAAGCTGGCTGCGAATTCGGTCACGACTGAAAAGCTGGTGGCTGACGCGGTGACCGCCGCGAAACTCGCCGCCAACTCGGTGCAGGCGCGAAATATCGTCGCATTGGCCATCACAGCCGACAAGATCGCGGCTAATTCGGTGACTACGGGCAAGCTGAAGGTCACTGAGGATATGACGGTGGCCTTGCTCAACGTCCACAAGATTCAGGCGGGCGACATTGCGGCTAATGCCGTTACCACGGGCAAGCTCGCCGCTGGCGCGGTGAATGCGGATAAGCTGGCCGCGAATGCGGTTACGGCGGGCAAGGTGCAGGCCGGTGCCATCGGCACCGACAAGCTGGCCGCGAACTCAGTCACGACCGCGAAGCTGAAGGTCACTGAGGATATGACCGTGGCGCTGCTGAATGTGCATAAGATTCAGGCGGGCGACATCGCCGCCAATGCTGTCACGACCGATAAGCTGGCCGCCAACGCGGTGAATGCGGATAAGCTGGCCGCGAATTCGGTCAATGCGTCCAAGATTGTCACTGGTGCCATCACGGCCGACAAGCTCGCGGCAAACAGTGTGACGGCTGTCAAGATCGCGGCTGGCACCATCACGTCCGACAAGGTGGCGGCAGGCCAATTCAAAGGCTATGTCTTCACCGGCGCGATATTCCAAAGCTCCGAGGCCGAGAACACCGGCATGAAGCTCAACGGCACCGCATTGCAAATGTGGGACAGCAACCACAATCGCACCGTCTATCTTGACGGCGAAGGCAAGTCGAATCTGCTGACCGGCACGTTCCAAACCCGCACGAGCGGGCACAGGGTGCGCATCAGCCCGGATTATCAGACCTACATCATCGGCGGATCTGAGACTTTCACCGGTGATGGCATCGAATTCCCCGCTTACAACGGGTCCACCGCCTACTTTTCGCATCCGGCCATCGCTTCTGTCATCAAGTCGAATCAGGTCGGCGCGATGGGCGAACTGGACTTGTGGAGCGGACACGTGAGCAAGAACGACCCTGCCGCGTTCATGTCTCTCAGATCGAAGCCGCGCAAGAAAGGCGGTACCGGCAGCGGCGGCGTCACATCCAGAGTGCATGCCGTGGCGAACACGGATTACGACGAGCCGGACGAGAGCAAGAAAAGCAGCGCTTTCCTCACTCTGTCCGGCGATAGCGCGAACGGTTCGGAGTGCTGGCTCGAAGCGCAAGACGCGAACGGCGAGGTCGGAGTCGGCGCGAACATCGGCACCGGATACGTGTATCTCGGCGGCTATCTTGGCGGCATCACGAACCGTTTTACGTTCCATGCCCAGGCTGCGTGGAAGGCGTGGTATCCGAATCCCGGCAAGAGCATCGCGACCGGCGCTTCCATGCAAGTCGATTGCACGTTCAGCCCGACGAAATACGGCCACTATTACGTCGTCGCGAACGCGGATTCACAATGGGCCGGCATCATCGCACATCCGTGCAATACGGGCGGCCAGAGCGGCTTCCAAATGAAGCTTTACAACGCCGACCAGCCTTGCCCGGTCGACGTGTACGCCGAATACCTCGCCTATCTGGTCAAATGATTGAATGATTGGGGGAAATCTTGTCATCGACTTTTGAAATGGATGATAACGGATTGTGTATCATCCGCTGCGATCCGCCGGTGAACGGATCGGACAGTTTCGTCTTCCGGCCTGATGTGATCGCATCGTGGAAGGCGCTGCTCGGATTGGCTTCGACCCGTGAAGCGATAGCGGCGATCATGCAGGGCAGGGAGGACACGAGCCGGTATGACCCGAAGACCGGTAGAGGCGTGTGGACCGGAGCGTTCGAAGCGTTGGAATCGGCTTTGGCGGATTCCGCGACCGACGTGAGCATGCTCGCCGCCGATGGGGAAGTGTCGGACGATCCGCTGACCGCCGCACGCAATGAGACGCGCGCAGGAATGCGATTGCCGGTCATGTCGAATGAGACCGACGCGCGAATGCGCGCCGCATTGACTTCTGACGGTTCCGGCGTGGAAGCGTCGAGTGGCATCGACACGGCATGCACGCAGGATGTCGATGGATTGGACGCCTTCCTTGAGGATGAATCCAGTCAGGCGATGCTGGACGAATGCGAGGAACGCTTCTACGAAGCGCTCATGCCAAGACAAAACCAACAGAATTAAGGAGAATTGATTATGGCTGACGAAAACAATGAAAATGCGACAACGGCGGACAAGATCGCAGCCAACAGTGTGACGACCGTGAAGCTGACGGCCGACGCTGTGACGGCGGACAAATTGACCGTGGACAGCGTGCAGGCGGGGAACATCACCGCTCTTGCCGGCACGGCCGGCAAGGATGATTCCGCCGAGCCGTCTGGCGTGCTTGATTTGCGTCCGCCGAAGGAGTCGGTGCGAGCGGAATTGTGCCGTCTCGGATTGGAGTTTTCCAGCGCTGACGGCACCGCCGAATCGTGGCGTGACTATCAGCGTGGCGTGCTTGCGACGTTCGATGATTCCGGCGCGTCCGTCACTTTGACGGATGTGAAGACGAATCTCGGCCGCACCCTCACCTTGGACGAATTGAAGGCCGTGACGCGTATCGACACGATGACCGCCGCAGACTAACCAGTATTTCCCATTTTTTTCAACCCCTGCAATCCACACGGATTGCGGGGGTTCCGTATTTAAGGAGACATTTTGACTCAGATTCCAGCCGACGCGAACGAGGTCATCGACCAGCTTTCCGCGCAAATCGGCACTCTCAACAAGCAAATCGCAATCCTCACCAGTCAGCTCAACGCGGCCATGAAATTGATTCCCGCCGACGTGCTCGAAAGCGTGAAGGGAGACACTGATGCAGAGGATTAACTGGTTCACCAAT